TGTGTATTCGGCGACCAGGCCGTTGCTCATCTGCCGTTTGACCGTCACACGACACCACTCGGGATACGTGACTTCTACTCCGCCCAACATCGCAGTCACTGGAGGGCCATATTCCGGTTCGCTGATCCCGGCGTATTGGCCGGTGCGCGCCGCCTGAATGCGGTACAGGCCGATGCCTGGCATCACTGTGTCCTGCATCTTTTTCGTCTTCGAGTTCCAGATAGGAACGATGTGGACCGGCTTCAGCATTGGGTCTAGGTGCGCGGCCTGGCAGTAAGCCAAGACCATTACGACTGAGTTCTTTTCGGCGCCGGGGTAGAGGCTGCTGCTCAGCACTTCAACGAGCGCGGCCTCCGACATCGCAGGCGTGTTGTCGTCCTGCTTCATTACTGCGGACATGGGGAATCCTTGCCGCGATGCTCGCAGCGATTAAAGGTGTGGTTACTGGGTGATTCGATCAGCGAGAGCGCTGAGCAACATCAGGAAGGTGAAGAGGGCGAGGACAGGGAAAGCGCCACGCCAGATGAGTAGTCGCCTGGTGCGCTGGTGGGGAGTCAAGGCCGAACCCTCACCGCGATTCGGCCACCCTTCATGGTCGGCGCCAGGCGCTGCGGCAGATCCCGCACCAAGTCTTCACGCTTGCGACCGATCAGTTCATTGAAGGGGAGGCCGAAGCCCAAGATCGCGATGCGGCGCTGTATGTCGTCGAGCTGCTCGTCGACGAGTGATTTAACCGGTGATGTAGTCACGCTGCCTCCTTGCGCGAGACCTTATTGAGGCGTGCGCAGTAGTGGTCGAATTCTTTGAGGGTTAGCGACTGATCAACGAGGAACCGAGTGATCATCCGCTGAACAATTACCGCCTCTTCCTGAGTGCTTGCAGCGTGCTTGAGGCTTTCGAGCGCGTCGTCGATAAGGATGTGAGCGCTCATAGGTCACCATCCACGTCGTCTTCGAGCTCTTCCCGTTCTGCTGCAACCGCGTCAAAGGCGTAGGGCCTGAGCAGGTCCATGGCGATCTTCTCGGCCGCTTCGATAGGGCGGGGCTGGCCGATCAATTCAGCGGCGTGACCGCGTGAATCCGCTTGGCTGCCAAGGATCGAGGACAGGAACAGCCGAGCAAGTGAGTCGCGCTCGTCCAGACCGTCTATCTGGCGTTGGTTCAGGTGGCCTTGTAGGTAGGTGCAGTACCGGTCAAACGTCACCACCTGCGGCTGGCCGTGGCGGCGCTTCCACTTGATGTCCATCCCGCACACCAACTGTTCCGACGAATGCTCAAGCCACTCCCGTTCCGGGTTCGCCTCGCTGATCTCTGGAGGCAACTGAGCGTCGAAGCGCTCTTGGCATAATTTCAATACTGCGCTCATGGTCGCCTCCAAAGTGGCGGGTTGTTCACCTGTATTCGTCAACACTCATGCCTCCCGCTGGTTGCCGATGGGCGCGGGGGAGGAGTGCTGACGGGTAGAGGCGGATGATTGGTTTCTAGAACGTAGAATCAGATATTTCTTATATACATCAAAGATATATTGATGCTTCGATAACGGTGCGGCACCGCTTATTCTTGGATGTTAAGTAGGGATGTTATGATCAGGCTTTGTTGTGCTCTTATAGTTATGTTTTCGTTATCCGGGTGTGCCAGTTCACTTGGACATATGCTTAATCCTTGTCCGTATACCGGAGTGAAGCTCGATTTAAAATCGTGGGATGTAGTTGGTCCATTTATGCTTATTGATCTGCCTTTTTCTGCGGTAATGGATACGGTATTTCTTCCATTCGACCTGATGGCTAATCGTAGCTGTAATTGGTGATTCGAAGATGCCCCGGTCAAGCTACTGGATAAGCATCGAGGTAGCCCGTCATAGATGGGATGCAGTGCGGTGCATGCGCTGCTCTACTCCACCAGTTATGGGGATGACGACGAGGAAAGCACGCAATCGTCGCGGTTCAAGCAGCAGATTGAAAAGCGCGTGAAGGATGCGGTCGACCAGAAGATCGACGCAATGTTCGCCGAGCACGTTCTACCGCGCGTTGGCGAAATCATCGAATCGGCCGACATGCGCAAAACCAGCCACTACGGCGAGCCGAAAGGCGACCCTATGACCTTCAAGGAGTACATCGCTAGCCGCGCCGAGGTGTACATGAGTGAGAAGGTCGACTACCACGGACAATCGAAGGACGAGTCGAAAGATAGCTACAACTGGCGCGAATCGGGCCCTCGACTCACCGTTCTGATGAAGCTCTATATCAAAGACACGCTCGAGAAGAGCGCGAAGTCGGCGATCAATGACGTGAACAAGGTCATCGCCAAGAACATCGAGCAAGCGGCCAAGGACGCGATCACGTCATGCGCAGCATCGCTCAAAGTGGCGGCGACCATCTGACAACCAGCGCCACGACAGCCTGTCGTTAACTGCCCGATCCTCTCTATGAGAGCGCATCGGATATAGCTCGGCCTTCTGCGTGATAGCAGGGTGGCCACCTTGTCCTGAGCCTGAGCGGATTTTGTCGCGGCGTAGACGGGCAACACTCGGAGGGATTCGAGCTATATCCGATGCGGATGACCACTACACACCGCGCAAAGCGGCCCACTCTCAACGATGCGATCGGAAAGATCGGTTGCGCTAACGCCCAGCGCTTCGAGGGTCTTGATATCCATGCTTTTCACCTATTTTGTGCCCAGCTGGGCGGTTGTTTTCCCGATGCCCACCGCTCTGGATGGGCATCAGTGAAAAGGTCCGTCATGCTGCAGCCTTGCAGTCAGCCGCCGTCATGCGCTGCCCGTCTTCCTGCTCGACCACGCACACGCCGTTGGTATAGCCGCGCTCTGCGTTAAGCCGGTTGGCCTCGCGGATGCAGACCGCCAGGTCCACATCTGCGAACACCTGAAGCTCGCCGCGAAGAGTGATGCGAAGCACCTTGTTCATCCTGTGTTCCTCCCGTTGATTTCCAATGCCGCCTCATAGAAGCGGCATCAGAAATCTGTGGGTGTTTCATCTCCACCACGCTCATCGCCCGATTCATATCTCTAGTCGGCGTCACACATTTCGTGGACGGTGTTCTTCGCCGACCGGCTTGCGTGGTTTCGCGTACTCACATTTGGGAGTACGGCAGCTACCAGAGGCTGCATGGACGACGGTTTAGCTTTCTCACCACCGGGGTTGCCGGTACGTCGTTGGGTCACGTCAAGTTGTAAAAGAGCGACTCCGTAATCGGAGCGGGCGGTTAGGCCCTGGCGAGTCCCTGTTGGGTGACTCGATGGATGTAGTTAACCATCGGTATATTTTAACGTCAATACCGATGGTTAATTAATTTTCTGTGGGCGTGCGTTATGCTCTGGATTAAACTGTATGGATATACAGTTAAAGGGAGGGGGCAATGAGCAAGGCGCAGAAGGCTAAGCCAGCTGTACGAGTTGAGATGTCCGGGGTAGAGCGATTGGGGCTACGCGTATCGGCAATGATCAACTCGCCAAGGGCGCAGGAGCGGTGCTCAGCCGTAATTCACCGGCTGGACACGGACCAGGATGCTGAGTGGGATGAGGTCATGGGGAGAATTGGCGAAACGGATGGGGTGAATATGGTCTTTCAGGACGATGGCGGGGTTTTGCTGGAGTGGGAGGCGCCCAGCGAAGAAGATAGGGTGGTAGAGCTAGGGGAGGTGGAGGCGTTAGAAGAGGAGCCGGCGCCTTTCTAGCGGGCACAAAAAAGCCCGCTCAGTAGCGGGCTACGGGATCGGATCGGGGAGGGCAGAAACAAGAAGCCCGGCGCTGGGCCGGGCCTTATATTAGTGAGCGTGATTCTTCATGGATGATTTCAGCATGCCAATCATATCAAGTACATGATCAAGCGTTGGTATGGAGGTCATGCGCCGCGTCAGGAGGGCAATCACAACGAATAGAGATGTCCATACGAAAATCAAAGACAAGCAAATTACAGAAATCAGAGGATTCCGGACGACGTGGAAAAGCATGCAGCTGGAGACCACCTCTCTTCGCTTAAGCTTAGCAACATCTCCCTCATCCTTATCGAAAAGAAAGATGTAAGGAATTATCGGGATCGCCATTACCACGCCAAGAGGTAGGAACCACCACTTTGTAGAAAGGAAATAGGAGGCATATGCTGATTTCGCGTCTGCCTCACTTGTTTCTTCACTTTCAATGAAGCGCGTAACGACCTCGGCCGCGCGCGCGCGCAAACCTACCGATCTGAATCGGCATAGCGTCCAATATCCGACAATAATCGCAGCAAGCAAGCATGCAATAGTCAAATCGATCATTTCTTCTTACCTCCCGCTTTCTCTGTTTTCGAAAGCTTCTTTTTAAGCGCTTTCTTGGGTATCTCGTCAGCCTCTCTTTCCGGCCGGCCTACTTTGCCCCAGGTATAAATTGCGTAAACAGGGCAAACGATGACAAGAATTACACAAAAATGCCCCAATATAATTGACTTAGCATAGATCATCTCAAGGAGACTCTGCACAGAATCAATCGCTAGCGACAGATCCTGTAGCAGGGAACCGCTTCCACCCTCATCCTTGACATCACTCATCGCAAATCCATCCTAATGCAAATCCCCAAATTTTTCGAAGCAAATAGCTACTGGTTGTGTCTTCATGCATCAGCTTGGCGCGCTGCATCTGATTGGTTGCAAAGCCTCTTTCAGGTCGCAGCGCAGCTGCTGATTGGGCTTGGTGAGGGACATCGGTCAGGCCTTTCTCGCATTCCAGATCAGCAACACCTTGGCATGAACGGTCACATCCTCAATCCGGGCTTCTTGGTCCCTAATATTGGGGTTGTCGGAAACCAGCAAAAAACGCTCACCATCCAATACCTGAATCCGCTTGATGTACAGGTGCTCGTGCCAGGTCAGGACGTAAATGCCTTCACCAGCAAACTCGTTGACGCCCTTGTCTACTATCAGCGGGTCCTTGTCGTTGATCGTGCCCTCCATGCTTTGACCCCAGCCGGTAATCATGGCTAACGAGTGAGGGGAGGTGTACGAGATGTTTTTCTCGCGCAACACGTCTTCGTGGATGATGAGATTGCGGACTACCTCGTTGTAGTCGCCCGGAACTTGGCCGTGACCCATCGAAGCCCTAACATCATACTGGCGAATCACGATCTCGCCCGCACGGGCCTTCAGCCCCGAAAAATCTGCCTGAATAACCTTGCCCTGCGCCTCACTGGCCGCCGTGAGGGCAGCCGCGGCGATCTTCTCTTGCGCATCGGCGTCAAGATTTTTCCCCGCGTGCTTGCGGATCATCTCCATAACCTTCTCCGCCGCACTCACGCCTCCAATCGCAGCAGCCTTAGCGGGAGCGCTGGTCAGTGCTGCTATCTCACCAGCCAGGCGGGGGCTGAATGCTGAAACGGGTTCATCAAGCATACGTGCCAGTACCGCTGCGAACTTCGTGTTCAGGGGGTTGATTCCCTTGAAGTAGAGATTCACGGCAGCCGGCGTCATTCCCGCTTCATCGGCGATTTTCTTTTGACTGAGCTTTAGCTCGTTCTTCTTCGAGAGGAATAGGCGGTGCGCTGCTGCGCACTCGGCAAGCAGCTCGGGCGGGAGTATTCGTTTCTTGGTCATCGCGCGAATGTATACCAATGGTTAAAAATAAGAAGAAACCATCGGTATTGATTAAAAATTAACAGATGGTTAATATCTGCCTCATCTACAAACAGAGGCATGACCATGAATGAGACTCCCCTCGACAAGTTCGTGGCTGACAAAGGGCAGTCCGAAGCCGCACGGCTTCTTCGGGTGACCGCCCCAGCCATCCACAAAGCCCTATCCGCGAAACGGAATATCCGTGTGCTTGAGCTGCCTGATGGCAGTTTCCAGGCGCAGGAGCAGCGTCCGTTCCCGTCCCAAAAATCCGCCGCTTAACCATTCAAATCACACAAGGAATCACAGATGTCGTACTTCGCACCTGACCACCTCCACGACAAGCCGACCAAGGTTCGCCTGGATGAGGTGGCTGATGACTTGCTGACAGCTATGGCCCGCTTTCAGCGAACCCAGAAAGCCGTGCTCGCTCGCGAAATCTTGGAGCGCGGCCTGAACCAGATGATGGAAGAGCTTAACGCGAAAACAGACGTGGCCTGAAGTAGCCGAGGAGGCCCTGTGCCTGAAAGAAAACCGCTGGAAATCCAGCTCGACTGGCAGGGACTCGCTGATCTGGAGCTATTGGCCAGACGCAACGGGGTAACACCAGAAGAGATGGCCGCAACAATCATGAACCGGGCGCTTGATCGAATGACCCGGCCACCAAAGAGCCGGAGCAACGTCGCTTCTATAGGACGGAAGGGCCAATAAGCCCCTCAGGGACTCATGAGGAACTGCCAATGAAACACCCATCCACCAAATCACAGGCACAAAAAAGCCAGGTTCACGGCCTGGCTCTTTGTGCAGCACTTACAACTAAGTTCTGGAGCGAATAATGCCTATTCCCCAATCAGTCGTCAACACCAACGAATCCGCGCCACGTTTTGCGATATCCGAAAACGTGGCGCGGGAAAAGATGAGCAGCTTTGACCTGCTTGAGCTGGTCAACTCGGCACGCTCTGAATTTGGCGAAAGTGAAGTTCGCCGAAACGATTTCACCGCGCGGTGCCGGGATGAGCTCGACGGTGAATACTACGAAACTTTCGTAGTAAGGAATCAGCGCGGGCCAGCCTCCGAGGGCCTGATGCTGACGAGGGACCAATGCCTTCTTGTATCAATGCGCGAGTCGAAAGCGGTTCGCCGAAGCGTAGTCGCCAAAATCAATGCGCTGGAGGCGCCAGAGCTCTCCACCATTCAAATCCTGCAGATCGCCATGGAGTCTGAAAAGGCCCGCTTGATGCTCACCGCCCAGGTCGAACAGCAGGCCACCAAGATCCATTCCTTGGAGAACCTGTTCAAGGAAGGCATGACCCACACCCAGTTCTGCAAGGGCCTCAATGGGGTCAACGTCATGCAGGTGGGGAATTACCTGGAAGCGCGCAGCTGGCTCTACAACGAGAGCAAGTCCTGCACCCGTCACCGTGTTGGCTCGTACGCCCGCGACAAGTACATGACCGAGCACCAGGTCGAAGTCACCCCGCACGGCAAAGACGCATTCATCTCCTACACACCCATCCTGCTGAAGAAGGGCGCTGCGCGCCTGTACGACCTGTACCTGGCCGGCGAGCTGCCAATGAAGAAGACCTGGGACGGCCTGTTCACTCACGACAAAGCACTCAAGGAGGCCGCGTGATGGCCCGCATACGCACCGTCAAGCCCGAGTTCTGGTCGAGTGAGCAGGTGATGTCCTGCACGCCGCTGGCTCGCCTCCTATTCATCGGAATCTGGAACTTCTGTGACGACGGTGGCAATCACCCGTTGTCGCCGCGGACCATTAAGGCCCTCGTGTTCCCTGGCGACGACATAACCGTTGAATCGGTTGATGGCCTGCTGGGCGAGTTGAAGTCATCCAACCTGATTGCTCTCTACTCAGTCGAGGGCAAAACCTACTTGCATGTGCGCGGTTGGCGTCACCAGAAAATCGACAAGCGCACCTTCAAATACCCGGCATTTATCGGAGGCCCTGACGAAAGCTCGCCGAGTGGTAGCCGAGTACTCGACGAGGAGTCGTCGAATGGTAGTCGAGTCCTCACCCCCGGAAGGGAAGAGGAAGGGAATGGAATGGATCAACACCACTCTCTCAACGCGGGCGAAGAAATTCCGGACTCAGGCTTCGAAGGCTTCGATGATCTCGAAGACCTTCCCCCGGAACAGGGCGAGCCACCTGTTGACCCAAAGACCCCTGTCGAGATGACGCTGGATTGGATGCCTGACGCCAATCTGCTGAAGACGTATTGCGTGCACTTCGGCGTCTCGACTGAGCTGTTCACCAAGGACGCTGTGGCCCCGTTCACCGCTCATCACGAAACAACAGGCCTCCTGCAAACCCAATCCAAATGGGTGTCGCTACTGGTCAAATGGGTGAAGGACGACAAGAACCGGGCGAGCAATATCCGCCCATTCCCGAAACCCCAAGCCATTGCAAGGCACACCCTGACCGAGAGCCGCGACTACAAAGCAGGCATCAAGGAGAACGCCAATGGCACGTTCCGTCTCTGACCTCGGTCCGCACCTGGACCGCAAGTTCGGCGTCATTGGCCGTCAGCCGGCGCGCTGTGATACGCACGGCGAATACTCGGCGGTGATGCTCAGGGCTGGTGGTGTTTCTGGTTGCCCGATTTGTGCCAGCGATAAGCGCGACATGGAAGAGCTTGAGCGCAAGCGCTTTCAGTTCCGGACGCTGCAGCGCGACGCCGCCAAGATTCCCAAGCGCTTCACAGACAAGTCCTTCGCCAGCTTTGTGGTGTCGTCGCCGGCACAGCAAGTCGCTCTGGATGCCTGCATGGAGTACGTCGACAACTTCTCGAAGCATAAGCGGGAAGGGCGCTGCATGTTGCTCCTTGGCAAGGTCGGCACCGGCAAGACGCACCTAGCCACATCCGCAGCGAGCGCACTGATCAACGAGCACCTGGTCAAGGCGATCTACCGCACTGTTGGCTCCGTCATCGGCGATATCAAGGCGACCTTCAGCGACAAGTCTGGCGAAACCGAAGCCCACATCATGGGTGAGCTGATCGGTGCTGACCTTCTGGTACTGGACGAAGTAGGTGCCACCAAGCAAAGCGAGTTCGAGCTGGCCACGCTGTTCAGCATCATCAACGGCCGGTATGAGCAGGGGCGCCCGATGATCATCGTCAGCAACCTCTCGCCCGCCGAGCTGAACGATGCCCTGGGCGTGCGCTGCGTCGACCGCATCCGCGAGAACGGCTGCATTGGTGTGGCGTTTGAGTGGGAATCTCAGCGCGGCAAGGAAGGGTTCTGACATGACCAGCCTCCAGATCCGCAACGAGTCGGACCGCAACAAGGCCATGGGGTACATCGCCGGGCTCGACCTGGCCAAGCCCAAGAAGCTGGCCATCACCGAAGTGGACCGCAGTGGGGAGCAGAACAAGGCGCTGCACGCGGCGCTGGCCGATATCGCCGCCCAAGTCGAACACGCTGGGAAGAAGTGGGACGTCCTGATCTGGAAGCGCCTGCTAACGGCCGCCTGGCTGCGCGAGACGGGAGACCAGCCGCAGATGATTCCGGCGGTAGACGGCCACGGCTTCGACGTCATCTACGAGCGCACCAGCAAGCTCACCGTGAAGCAGTGCGGCGAGTTGATCGAGTGGGTTATGGCGTTTGGCGCCGAGCACCAGGTGCGCTGGACACAAAAGGACAATTGGGGAGGGCGCTATTGATGGCCATCGAAAGGAAGCCTGCCAAGCCGAAGAAATGCCGCGTTGCTACGTGCAGGGCCTCATTCGTCCCTTCGCGCATGGGTCAGGCGGTGTGCAGTCCGGCGTGCGCAATGATCGACGCGCCAAGGCATGAGCCGAAGGCCCGAAAGGCGCTGGCCGACATCGAGCGCAAGGAAATCAAGGTCCGCAAGGAGAAGCTGAAAACCCGTGCTGACCACCTGCGCGAAGCCCAGGCCGCGGTGAACGAGTATGTGCGCCTTCGTGACGCGCACCTGCCATGCATCAGCTGCGACTCGACGCCGAACGACAATGACCTGATGACCGGCAGCCGCTGGGACGCTGGGCATTAACGATCCGTCGGAGCCTGCCCTGAGCTGCGCTTCGAGCCGCTGAACATCCACCGCCAGTGTGTGAAGTGCAATCGCAACCTTTCCGGCAACGCCGTGGAGTACCGGATTCGTCTGGTGCTGCGCATCGGCGCCGAGAAGGTTGCTTGGCTGGAGGGGCTGCACGCGCCATGCAAGTACACCGTGGATGAGATCAAGGCCATTAAGGCCGAGTACCGGGCAAAGACCAGAGAACTCAAGAGGGCCGCAGCATGAAACTGATCAACGCAAGACAGGTATGGACCGAAGCTCAGCACGAATCGAATGCCTCGATCAGCGCTGTAGCCATCGACAAAGCACAATCGGCACCGATCAAGAAGGGGCAGCGCATGCGCCGGGCTGAGGCCGTGTTCGCTGCGCTGGGGGATGATAAGGAAGAGCGCATTCAGGTCGTGCGCCAGAAGATCAGCATCAGCGAGACGCGCGGGACGCCGCTTGGCCGGTCAACTGCGCGCGCCGCTCACCTCGCGACTATCGGCAAGGTGTTGCGCGCCATCGACACACTGCCGTTCCAGGTGCAGCAGTTCGGGCACTATCTGTACCACCCGGCTATGAACATGATGCACCTGTTGAACGCGGTGCTGCTGATCACCGCCAAAGCGGCGCTGCCTGACCTGACATCGGCCAAGCGCGTGAAGGCGCAGTACCTGGTGACCCTGGCCCTGCAATCGTACAAGGGGGAGGTCGCCGGATCGGCAGAGTGGGGGCCGGCGAGGGTTGCTGCCGAGTTGAATACTTTCTTCGGCGTCACCATCGACCCGAAGAACTGGACGCGCGACTGGCTCGACCTGTGGGAATCCCTGAAAGAAGTGATAAAGGAAGTGGATATTCAGGCTCAGCAGCCATTATGGCAGGTGATCCACGCGGAAAAAGATCGAGAGGCGGCATAATAATATTGACATGACGGGGTTTTGCGCGTACTTTTCCCATAGTGCACAAGTAACGCGAAACGCACACGAAACACTGAACCCGGCCAAGCGCCGGGTTTTTTATTTTCCTTGGGGATCAGGTACTCTCCCTTTCTCAATGAATGGGAGATTCAGATGTCAGGGAAATACGATGTAAAAGCGATCCCGCTAAAAAACTTGCCCAAAGGTGTTGAGGCTGATCTCTTCGATTCCGTGGCTTGGGCCGTATTTTTGGATGGCGATGATGTCGCATATTGCGTAGATCAGAAAGTTGCCGAGACGATAGCTAGTCATGACCTCGCGACAAAGACCACGGTTTTGGGTGAAAAAAGTGGTTTTCGTTGAAGATGGATGGCGAGATTGCCGGTTACTGCCTTGGGAGCGTACTCCTGAAGGCTAATAAATTCCTCGGCAATGGTTCGTAGCGCATAGCACCGGATGCAAACTTAAAAGATCAAATCTAACCCGGCCAACGCGCCGGGTTTTTTATTACCCAAAGAAACCCAACGAAAGGAAAGCCGAATGATGAAGCGAATGCCCGCTTACCTGAGCTTGGCGCTTGCCGCCTGCCTGTCCTGTTTCTCCCTGTCGGCATTCGCCGAGCCCGTGGCTTATGCGTACCGCTCAGCCGTGATGCTGGCCGAACTGCCAAGCGTCGGCGTGAAGCGGCTGGAACTGACCCTCGCCATGTGGCGAACGGGTGGCCAGACCACTGATGGAAGTTTGGCCTCCAATCTGCGCGCATCCAGCAACCACTTCGTGATGGCCTCGGCCAAGCCTGCGCCTGATCGCGCCGGCCTGACCCCCTGCTGAATACGCCTGGAAGCAACAGAAAAAGCCCGGACATATGCGCCGGGCTTTTTTGTACCTCCGAGGAAAGCCGCTACCCAAGTGGAGTCTTTCCCGGATGTATCCCCGTTTTAACTGCAGCCAGGGCAGCCCTCGGGAGGCCTGGACGCTGATAAGCCGGTAGTGCAGCGCTACGGAAAAACACCGGCAGCCCGCGCGCCCTGACCTAACACGCTTTCAGGGTGGCGCGAGACCGAAACG